AAGCCCTAGACAAAGAACTCTGCGACAGAATCGTTACTGAGTGTGAATACTACAACCCTGAAGATGCCACTATAGGCTCTACTAATAAAACCCAAGACCACCAAGTCAGAAGATCAACCGTAAGATGGGTTGATGCCAAAGATAAAAACTCCATCTTTATCCACGATCTATTAATGGACTACGCAACCTTAGCAAACAGACATGCTTTTGGCGTGGAGATTAATCAGCTACATGAAATCCAATACACTATTTATAATGGAGAACAAGAGGACTTCTACGATTGGCACTTTGATACCTTTTGGGCTAACCCAAGACAGACAGATAGAAAGATAAGCATAACCATACAATTATCTAACCCTGATGAGTATGAAGGCGGAGAGTTCCTTTTTGAAAGGCAACACAACCAACCACCACAAAGTCAACTCAAGCAGAGGGGTACAGTATTAGCGTTTGTTTCGCCGATAAGGCATTGTGTAACACCAGTAACGAAAGGCACTAGAAAAAGCCTTGTAGCATGGATTGAGGGTCCAAAATGGAGATGAAAACATTTATAGAAATAGGAACTTGTGATTTTGATACCTGCTTGCCATTAATAGAAAGTGGTGAGTGGATAGGGGTAATGTGTGAACCTGCACCTACATACTTTAATAATTTAAAGAATATGTGTGCGAATGTAGCTAACAAAGAAAATCTTTTTTTGCAGAATGTGGCTATCACAGATTATAAGGGTCATGTATCTTTTGCTGAGTCTAAGGAAACGGATATACCTGAAAACTTATGGCAAAGAGGTATATCTAGTATTGTTCAAGATCATCACAAGGGAGAAAGGCTTTTTGATCTTGAGGGCAACCAACCTTTAATTAAACAAATACTAGATGTGCCTTGCACAACACTAGACAACCTTATACAGCAATATGACTTAGATTCTATTGATTACCTTAAGATTGATACAGAAGGTCATGAAATGAATATCCTTGATTCTTATACATGGACTATTAAACCTACAATTATAAAGCTAGAACATACACACATAGACGATCAATATCTAAGCACAATGCTTAAAGATAAAGGCTACATTGTCTATACAGAGCAAAGAGATATGTACGCTATTGCATGAAAAAACTTGTCATATCTTTGCTTAAAAGAGCAGATAGAAAAAAAGAGTTCCAAAGAAATAACCTGCTAGATTTTGAATACATTACAGCCATAGATGGTGAATCAAATATATTCAGAGATATACAAGCAAGAAACAACTGGACAGACCCATATAGAAATAGACCACTACAACAAAATGAGGTGGCTTGTTTCTTATCTCACATAAAAGCGTGGCAAAGATGCATTGATCTTAACCAACCAGTAATAGTCATGGAAGATGATGCTTTAATTAATGATCAATGGGATGAAAATTTATATATAGAACTGATTGCTAAACATGACTTTGTGTATCTGCAACGCAACGAAAATGAGCCACAAAATGTTCAAGTTATAGATGAGCAAATAGAAAAGCCATCCTATCCATATAATATGACTGCTTACTGCATTAAACCTAGCAGTGCAAAAAAGCTTATCAATAATGTTAACTATAAAGACTTTATACCAGTAGATGAGTTTCTACCTGAGATAATAAAACAAAATATTTTAGATATTGTTTCTTTAAAACAAGATGCTTGTAATCAAATGCATAGAGATGTTTCATACTCAGACATAGAAAACAACAAACCTTTCCGACCTTATAAAGTTCATGCGGTTACATGCGGAACCGATAGAAAAAAATGCACTTATGTAAATACCAGTGCAAGAAAGTATGGTATTGATCTTGTAAACATAGGAACAAACATAGAATGGGAAGGAACTGATATGTCTGCTCTTGGTGGTGGCATGAAGATAAACCTGATGAAAGATTATGTTAAAGATTTGCATGATAATGACATAGTATTATTTACAGATGCCTATGATGTTTTTTATGCAGACGATCTTGAAACGATTACAGAAAGGTATTTAGAATTTGATACAGAAATAGTTTTTAGTGGTGAGTTATATTGTTGGCCTGATAAAGACTTAGCTGAGAAATTCCCAAAAGCACATACAAGGTTCAAATATATTAATAGTGGTACTTACATAGGCAGAGTAGGTGAATTAAAAAAGTTATTTAACCATAAAAAAATAGAACATTGGGAAGATGATCAGCTATATGTACACAGATGTTTTTTGTATGGTGATTTTAATATATCCATAGATTATGAGTGCTATATATTTCAAACACATTTTGAAGGCACAATTAAGCTAGGAGATCAATTAAACAACCCTGAAACAAAGTGTTGCTCCTGCATCTATCATGGTAATGGGGGGGTAGATACCCAACAGAAGTTTTTAAGCCTTTACAACGCATTTAACAAGCCCACAAGTGCATATTTTATACCACACAACAGAATAGATTACTTATCAGAAGATATGTTAGTTGTAGATTTTATGACACAAGAACAATGCGAAAGGTTAATTGAACTTGCAGACAAACATGGTGAATGGGGTTCTTTAACATATGACAAATTTCCTGCACAAGAAATAAGAATAAAAGAATTAGGATTATGGGAAGAACTAGATAAAACATGGCAAGAAAACATTGTTCCTACTGTTGAAAGATATTGGAAGCCGTTAGAAATGTATGGATTAAGAGATGCATTTGTTATGCGATATTCTTTAGAAACACAAAAAAATTTAAACCTACACCATGATGCTAGTTTAGTTACAGGAAGTATTAAATTAAATGATGATTATGTGGGTGCTGATTTGATATATCCAAGACAAGGAATTACCAACAAAGATGTGCAAGTAGGCAAATGTATATTATTTCCCGGCCAACTAACACATGGACATGAATGTTTGCCTTTGGTGCATGGAATTAAATATAGTTTAACTATATGGTCAAAAAGGTTTCCTGCTGATACAATTTAAACCAATGGTTAATTTTAGGAGAAAAAAATATGGCAGAAGCTAACGAACCAATTTTGACAATAAAGGAAGATGGCGTAGATCATCAGTATAATGTTGCTGAGTTAAGTGATGAGATTAAAGTTTTGTATAACAAGTTATCTGAACTACAGGCTCAACATAAAAAAATCGCAGAAGCATCTGAAGATAATTTAGTTTTACAACAGCATTACATTGATAAAATTAAACCACTTCTTCCTGAACAAGAAGAAGCCAATGACAGCGACAACTCCGAAAGCAAAAAAGGCTGAAATAAGTGCATTAGAGTTGCATGAGCAAATATGTGCAATTCGCTATGAAAACCTAGAGAAAAGACTAGAGTCAGGTTCAGCTAGATTTATTCGCATGGAAGCCATGATATTGGGGCTGTATGCAGTTATTGTTGGAACTTATTTTATGCAGGGGTAATCATGGCAGGACTTAAAGTAATTACAGAACCATCTCAAGAACCAGTAACGCTACAAGAAGTTAAAGAGTATCTTAGGGTTGATGATGCCACTGATGAACGAGTCATAAGACCTTACATTGAAAGTGCAAGAAGATTCTGTGAGGAACATACAGGCAGAGCATTAATGACACAAACATTAACGCTTTTTTTAGATGCTTTTGAGGACATAGAAAACCCCCTATGGGAAGGAACAAGAACTGGACCTTACCTTAACTACTATAAAAACTATATCGTTTTACCAAGATCACCTGTAGCATCTGTAACCCATGTTAAAACATATGATGATGCAGATACGGCAACAACATTTGCAGCTTCTAAGTATTACTTAGACAGCGTAAGGGAGCCTTCAAGGATAGTTTTAAGAACTGGTGAGACATTTCCCACTGCATTGCGTGTAGCAAATGCTATAGAAGTTCAATATGTTACAGGTTACACAACACAATATAATGTTCCTGAGCCCATGCGATTAGGTATTCTCCAACACATTGCCTATCTCTACGAACACAGAGGTGATATGTATGATGCATCGTTGCCCTACCCCCCTATGCTACGATCGCTGTATGCACCTTATGTTATACACAGAGGCATGGGTTCTTCTGCATTAATGAGCATAGGTTAGTATGGCTAACAGTATCGGCAAGATGCGATATAAGGTAAAGGTTGAACGAGCAACCAATACCAGAGATGCAGGTGGTGGCTTATCACAAAGCTTTAATCCTGTGGCTCATGTTTACGCCAATATAGAACCAAAGAATGCTAACAGCACTTATAGACAAGGTATGCTACAAGAAAAAGTTACTCATGAAATCACTATAAGGTACATGAATAATATAGATACCAACAGTAAGATAAGTTATGGAACAAGGTCATTTGCAGTTAATGGTATTATCAATGTAGATGAAAGAAACAGATTCCTAAAATTATTATGTGAAGAGGGAATTGCCATATGAATTTTAAGAATTACAACCAATTTAGAAGAAAACTTAAAAAAAGGTTGATTGTCAATCCAAGACATAATGCAACTGAAGCTGTAGATAGAGGTACAAACCTTGTAAAAAATACTGCTGTAGAAAGCATAATGCAAGGTGGTACAGGAACAACTTATGAAAAGTATAACCCAAGAAGAACTCACACAGCATCATCACCCAACAAACCACCTGCTAATGATCAAGGCTTCTTGGTTAGTCAAATAAGTACCAGTGTAAAAGCACAAGGTGATGGCAGTGTCATAGGTCAAATAATTTCTGCGGCACCTTATTCAAAAGCTTTAGAATTTGGCACGGTTACTATGATTGCAAGACCATTTATGCGACCTGCATTAAATAGAAATGTAAGGAAAATCAGACAGATATTTAAAAGAGAAGGAATTATAACAAAATGAGTGTAGGTCAATTTGCTTTACAGTCTAGTATTTATACAGCACTTAATGTATCTGCAATTACTTCTACGCTTTCCTGTGGTGTTTATGATGAAGTTGTAGAGGGCAATAGTTATCCTTTTATCACATTAGGTGAAGAAACGGTTTCAGACTACAGCACAAAAAATCTTGTTGGTGCTGAAAGCACTGTAAATATACATATTTGGTCAAGATACAAAGGCTCAAAAGAAACAAAGTTAATTATGGACAAGATACATGATTTATTGCATGATGTAAGTCTAACTGTAACTGGTGTGAATCTTATAAATTTAAGATTTGAGTACAGCGACATAATGAGGGACCCTGATGGGATAACTCGGCACGGTGTCATGAGATTTCGTGCAATTACACTAGGTACTTGATTAACTACCAAGAACCGAAGTAATAAGGTGGCAGATGCCGTTTTTTTAATTAGAGGAATCAATACCCTCTTTATTTAGGAGAAGAATATGGCGGCACAAAAAGGTAGTGCAATGCTAATGAAAGTGGGTAACGCAGGTTCACCTGAAACTTTCACAACAATAGCAGGGCTGAGATCAACAAGTCTCACAATTAATAACGAATCAGTAGATGTAACCAACAAAGATAGTTCAGGAAAAAGAACTATGTTGGCGGCGGCAGGGGTTCAATCAATCAGTGTTTCAGGAAGTGGTGTATTCACAGACGGTGCATCAGAAACAACTGTCAAAACAAACGCTTTAGCAGATAGTCAAAATAATTATCAGTTTTTAGTTCCTGACTTTGGTACTTTCACAGGTGCTTTCCAAGTAACCAGTTTAGAGTATGCAGGTGAGTTCAACGGAGAAGTTACTTACAGTATGTCCTTTGAATCAGCAGGTGCTATAACATTCGCAACAGTCTAAGACTATGGCTTGGGAACAAGTTGTAATAAAAACCAATAAAGGCTCTGTCAGAGGTATGATGAAAGGAGATCAATTAGATATTCCTAAAATTCCTATTGGCAAAACTGTAAATGTTAATGGCAAAGATATTCAAGTTGAATCATCTATGTTAGATTGGAGAGACAATGTTTTAAAAATTAAACTTGCAATGGCAAGTACAAAAAAGGAGAAGTCAGATGACAAACCCATTAAAGGGACAGATTAATTTAGATTTAGGTGATAAATCTTATAAAGCAAGGCTAACAGTAGACGCTATCATTCAGATAGAAGATTCAACTGGGTGCGGAATTATTAAATTAGCACAAAATATGTCTGAAGCTGACATAAAAATGAAAGACTTAATATCTGTATTAACACCTGCATTGCGTGGTGGTGGCAACGATCTACAAGAAAATGATGTAAAAAAACTTGTCGGAGAGGTTGGCATTGTAGATAGTGCAAAAGCAGTAGCACAATTATTAACAAGTACATTAACTTCTAATTCAAGCGAAGCAGGAGAAGAAAACCAAAAAAAGGAGTAAAGGTTGATGACCACTTGCCAATTGAAAGATATATGCAGATATGTGTTGGCATGGTGGGTATGCAACCTACCGAGTTTTGGAACTGCTCAGTCATTGAAGTGCATAATGCCATATTGGGATTTCAAGAATTTAACTGTCCCCCAACTGAAGAACCTATGACTTCTGACGGACTTAAAGAACTAATGGAACTATACCCTGACGAATGAGTACTGTAGTTGATACACTAATTGTTGAACTGAAAGCAGAAACAAAACAACTGCGTCAAGGTTTAAGTAATGTAGAAAGACAGTTAGGAAAAACTAATAAAGCTGTAGGCACTAGCATAGTCAGTTTCAGAGGACTAGGAAAAATATTTGCTGCATTAGGTATTCTTAAAATAGGTCAACAAACCGTACAAACAGCAAGAACTTTTGAAGATTTAGAAGCTACACTACGAGCAGTTACAGGTTCAGCCGCAAACGCATCTAAAGCATTTAGTGTTGTAACCGACTTTACAAAAACGACTCCTTTCCAGTTAGCAAATGTAACAGAATCATTTATTAAATTTTATCAAGCAGGCATAACGCCCACTGGTGAAACTTTAACTGCTTTTGGTAACTTAGCGGCAGGTATGGGTAAAGACATTACCCAATTAGCACAAGCAACATTTAACGCTACCACAGGCGAAATGGAAATGCTAAAACAGTTTGGTATTGTTGCAAGATTAGAGGGCGATAAAGTAAGAATGACCTTTGAAGGTCAAACAACGGTCATTGATAGAACTGGTAAGGCTATAGGTGATTTTATTGAAAATCTAGGTGCAACTAGGTTTCCTACAGCATTAGCAGAAAGACTAGCTACCATGTCAGGATCATTCTCAAACTTAGGCGATAAAGCAAGTTTATTTATGAATGAAATTGGGGAAGCAGGACTTTCTAGAGAGCTTACTAAGTTATCTAATTTATTCCAAGAATTGATAGGTAGTGCAGGGGAGGGGGGATTAGCAGATGCTTTAGGTTCTACTCTAGGTGGTGCAGTTGCAGTTTTAACATTTCTTATAGAGAAACTAGATAAGGGATTTAGATTAGTTAAAGAAAAGATAGATGCCGCTAGATTAGCAATTATGAACTTTGATAAGGCTATACTTGAAACGGTTTTATCTTTACAAAAAGGTTTTAATGAGAGTTTACTTGGGAATTTATTTACTGTAGATGAGCAACAAACTATAAAAGATATAAATGCTCTCAAAGAAAGAATATTAAAAGCAACAAGTGGACCAATCACTACTCCTGCAGGTGGTGGTGATGGTGGTGGAGATGGTGAGGAAGAAGGCTCAATAGTTCCACCGTCTGCACAAGAAGGCGAAGAAAAGGTTGATCGTCTAGCAGAATCATTTAAAGAATTGCAACCTATAATAGCTGAAGCTACCAACCAGTTTTCAACTGACTTTGTAGACTCTTTAATGGAGGGAGGTAAGGCTATAGATTCTTTTAAAAACCTATTTAAAGATATGGCAAAACAAATTATTGCATCAGCAATGCAAATGATGGTCATAAAACCAATAATGGATGCTATATTTGGTGCTATGGGATTACCTGTTGTGAGTGGCGGTGGTAAAGCAGGTGGCGGTACAGTACAAGCAAATGTTCCTGTAGTAGTGGGAGAAAGAGGTCCTGAAGTATTTGTACCCAATACAGGGGGAACAGTAATGAACAATATGAATAGTAAAAACGCTATGGGTGGACAACCAATTGTTGTAAATCAATCTGTAAATTTTGCTACAGGTGTAGTTGGTACTGTAAGAGCAGAAGTAACAAAAATGATGCCACAAATAGCAGATGTAACTAAAGGTGCTGTAGCCGAAGCCGCGATGCGTGGCGGTAATTATAGAAAGGCTTTACAAGGTGGCTAAATTAATATCAATGCCGACAAGTCCTAACTTTGTTAGTAGCAATTGGACACTTGTAAGGACAGTAGGAACAACAACAAGTCCATTTACAGGCAAAACAAAGACACAAGAATTTGATGGTGTTTATTGGACTGCAGAAGTTACTTTACCGCGTATGCGAAGATCACAAGCTGTTGAATGGCAATCTTTTCTTTTAGAACTTAACGGCAATGTAAATCATTTTAAATTTGCTGACCCTGATGCACTTACAAACACAGGAACATACGACACAGCATTTCTAACATCTAATCATAGAACAAGTACAAATTCAGTAACGCTTTCTTTTAGTGGATCAACCATAACAGCAGGTGCTTCTACTTTTGGTAGTGCAAAGGTAGGTGATTTTATAGTTGTAACAGGTGCAGTCAACGAAGAAAACAACGGAACACATAAGATAACATCAATATCTAGCAACACTGTGGTAGTTACTGATAGTACATTAACTACAGAATCAAGCACAGCAAGTTGCAAAGTAAGAACAAATGTTAAAGGTGCTACTGGATTATCGCTTCTAGCTTCCACAAACGGTGCTAGTGGAACGATTAAGAAGGGAGACTACTTGCAGATACAAGCTAACTCCAACACCACAGGAACGCCATCTCAGATAGTTATGGTTACTGAAGATGCAACAGCTACAACAGACAGTGGTAAAGATTTTTATGGGGTAGCTATTCAACCAAAGCTTAGATCAGACTTAGCAAACAGTAATTATGTTGTTTTCACAAACCCAAAAGGGGTATTCAGACTCATGTCAAATGAGGTAAGTTGGTCAGCAGACCGAATTTCAAATTATGGCATTAGTTTTTCATGTACTGAGGTAATTTAACATGGCAACTAGACAGGGATTAGATACATCTATCATTAATCGTCTAGGTGCAGATGAACAAGCCTTATTTTTTGCCGTCAAAGCTGAGTTTGATACTGACGATATTCTTGTTTGGTCAGGGACAGACGACCTCATTATCAATTCAGAAACATACACTGGCGCAGGCACACTTCTTAACATAAGTAACTCCGAAGATAATTTAGAATTAAAATCAAATGGTCTAGTTATTGGTTTATCAGGAATGGACACCACAGTTGTGAATTATGCACTTACTGAAAATTATCAAAATAGACCGATCACAGTTTTTCTTGGATATGTTATGGGTGGTACAAATGAAGTAGCAGGAACGCTTACACTTTTTAAAGGTAGAATGACAAGCCTTATCATAAATGATACCCCTGATGGTTCTACAGTTACGATAGATGCAGAAAATAGACTGGTAGATTTAGACAGACCGTCTAATTTTAGATACACAAAAGAGTCTCAAAATTATCTACATTCAGGCGACACTGGTTTTAACAGAGTAGCATCCATGCAAGATAAACAAATTAATTGGGGCAAAACCTCCGATACTGTTACAACATCAGAAGATACAAATAGCGGTGAAAGCAACATATCAGGTGGCGCAGGAAGATGAAGAAACTACCAAATTGGCAATCCATGTTTGATTCATTTGTTGAAAATAATGACTTTCCTTTTGAATGGGGAAAAAATGACTGTTGCAAGTTTAGCAACGCAATCATTAAACAAATCACTGGCAAGGATTTAATACCTAAAGAATTAAAATGGCACGATGAAGAAAGTGCAATGAAGGCTATTGCATCATATGGTGGTGATTTAGAAACAAGCATAGAAAAAGCCTGCGAAGCAAAAGGCGTTGGTGAAATAGATAAAGCCTTTATGACCTGTGGCGATCTAGTTGTTTACAAACAAAATGATTCCCACCTTGTAGGTATGTGCAATGGTTTTGGAATTCTAACTCCTACAGATAACGGAATTAATGTCTTAGAAAATTCTTTAGCATTAAGAGTGTGGAGATTTGATTAATGGCTAAGGCAATAAAATCAGCCGTTACTGCAGCATTTATTGTTTTTGCTGTAGTTGCTACAGGTGGAGTACTTGCACCTGCAACATTTGCAGGTATGTCAGCTATAAGCATGGCAGCAGTAACCTTTGGTACAACTCTTTTATCAAGCGTGATTGGTGGAATGACATCAAAAGGTATGAATGCCACAAACTCAAATTTTGGTACTAAATTCGCTAATCGTGCACCACTTGCACCAAGACAAATTATTTATGGTCAATGTCGTGTCGGTGGAACTATAGTACATATTGAAACAACTGGAACTGATAATAATATTCTGCACATGGTCATTGCTGTTGCAGGCCATGAAATAGAAGATATAACACAAGTAAGATTGAATGATGTTAATACCACAACAACAACCTCAACAATATCAGGGTCTACTGTCCACACAGTTACAAATTCTGAGTTTACTAATACTGAAAATGAAAATGCCTTTGGTAGTGGCAGATTAGTTCGTTATTCATTTGAAAAAGGCGATCAAACAGCAGTCAACGGATTTATGGACGGTGAAGCTATATCTATGGGAACTAATGACAAGTTTTTAGGTGTTGCTTATGTATATATGCAGTTAGCTTTTGATGCAGAAAATTTTGGTGGTGGAGTTCCACAGGTTTCGTTTTTGGTGAAAGGTAAAAATATATATGACCCACGAACTGGTGCAAATGCAACTACGGATTTACAAAGATCAAACCCTGCACTAATTATTAGAGATTACTTAACAGATACACAGTATGGATTGAAAGCTAAATCATCAGAAATCAATGACACAACAAATGCAGGTGGATTTGCTTCTGCGGCTAACACTTGTGATCAACAAGTAACTTTAGCTGACGGTTCATCTACAGAAAGAAGATACACCGCAAATGGTTTTACCAACTTCAGTGCAAATGGTAATGGAATTCTTGAAGGGTTATTAAGTTCTATGGCAGGCAAAATGTCGTATGTGAATGGACAGTTCACAGTCTTTGCAGGAGCAACACAAACACCAAGCCTTACAATAACTGACGATGAATTATTGCAACCAATTGCGGTATCAACAAATGCAACAGCAGGTGATCTATTTAATGCCGTTAAACCAATATATGTTGATGCAAGTCTTAACTTCACATCAACTGATGCTGAAGTTTACCAAGACACGACATTTCTCAACAATGACACACCTAGTGGCGAATCTACAGCAAATTATGTGAAACAAATGGAAACACAATTGCCATTTACAGTAACAGATACAATGGCACAAAGATTGGGTAGGATTGCTCTTGTAAGTCAAAGACAAACAGTATCACTACAAGTTTTAGTAAGTTTACAATTTATGCGATTGCAACCTAATGACTGGGTGTATCTTACAAACGATAGATTGAATTATAGTCAAAAAACTTTTGAGGTCTTGTCAACCAACATGGAAGTTATACAGGATGGTGATGTGCCAACAATTGCTACAAGGCTTGAGTTGAAAGAGATAGAAGCATCTGTATTTAATTTTGCAAGCAATGACTACACAACAGGTCAAGCAGAGGGTGGAGATGTATCAACAGGTACTTATGCTGTTAGCCCACCATCTAACCTTTCTCTTTCTCAGCAAAACAATATAGACGGCACAACAAGCAAGGTTGAGATTCTTGCTAACTGGACAAACAACACAAGTGAAAAGGTAACACTTACAGAGATTGCTTATAAATTAAGCACAGACAGTAACTACACATCTGATTTTACAGTAGGCAAACGAGTTACAAGGGCGGCAATACCAAATGTTGTCGTGGGCAAAACATATAATGTAAGAATAAGGCACATAGACCTTAATGGAGTGACCAGTACTTATACCAATGCAGTAGATATTACTATAGGTGCAGCATCATCAGCACCATCAACGCCTGCAAGTTTAACTGTTACAACAGGAAGGCTAAATATGTTGTTATCTTGGACCAACCCAAATGCAACAGACTTCAGGGCAGTCAAGGTATATAGAAAAACAGCCAACAGCACACCAACAGACGATACAGATTTGGTAGACACGATAGGTGGTGAGCCTAATAAAATATCTACAACATTATTTGGAGATCAAGACGGCTTAACTGCAGGCACTACTTATTACTTTTGGGTTAGGGCAGTCAATCACTCAGATCAACATTCATCATTTAGTAGTTCGGTAGCAGGCAACTTTATCAAAGCCGTTCCTGATGGAACTATAGATACATTACAGCTTGCAGCAAATGCTGTAACGCAAGCAAAGATTGCAGTAGATGCTATACAGGGTGATGTGATAGCGGCAGGTGCAATCGTTGAATCTAAACTTGGTGTAGATGCGGTTACTAATGCCAAGATAGCAGATAACGCCATAAATGGACCTAAGATAAATGCAGGTGTCATAGTTGCAGAAAAAATAGCTTCAAGTGCTGTTACTGCAAATAAAATTGCTTCTGATGCAATAACCACAGATAAGATTGCCGCAAATGCAATTACTGCCGCCAAGATCGCCGCTAACACAATTACTGCTAGTCAGATTGCTGCTAATACTGTTACAGCTACACAGATACAGGCAGGAACTATTACGTCAGATGAACTAGCGGCTGATTCCGTAACAGCTTCTAAGATAACAGTATCAACACTAGCAGCCATTACTGGAAACTTAGGAACACTTACAGCAGGGACTATTGATGCTAGTGAAGTTACAGTGAGCAATTTAAACGCATCAAATATATCTACTGGAAGCCTATCAGCACAAAGGCTCACTTTGAATGGCACAACACTAACAGCAGACGGAACTGGTTTAAAGATTTCATCAAACGGTATTACCTTAGGCGAGATAGGAACAAGGGCTGTTGGTGCTATGGGTGTTAATGGTCAACAAAGTTCGTCTCAGTTTGGTACAAGTAACAATTATCAAAATTTGATTTCATTGACATTTACTACCGCAGATGCAGGAGACTATTTGTTAGTTGCTAACTGTATGGTCGGTGGATTTTTTACCAGTACAATAATATTAAATACGGAATTACAGTTAGACGGAACAATGATTTCAGAATACACATCAGGTCAGGGGGATTTAGCTGCACTTCAACCTATAATGCATGCAGGCAAAGAAAACTTAAACGCTAACACATCTTATACATTAGTTTTTAAAGGAAGAATTACACAAGGAGCATCAAGCTTTGGTGGGGTTGCAGGTTTCAACTTAAGAATATCTGCAGTAAAATTAGCTAAACAATAATTATGGGAACTGTATACTATCACGGAACGCCTGAACAACCTGCGACAACTACGCAAAGGCTAAGGAATACAAGAAATGCCCTATTAAAGGACTGTGATTGGTGTGTGGCAATAGATAGCCCATTATCAGACAGCAAGAAAGCAGAATTTGTTACATATAGACAAGCACTAAGAGATTTACCAAGTAGCTACACAGATGATGATAACTATGCTGATGTAGTTTTTCCAACAGAGCCAACATTATAGGAGAATAATTATGCAACATGACGGAAGATTTCAAGGCGACATGGATAGAAACGAAGTAGAGATGGACCTTAATAAGTTCATGGCTATGGTTGAAGAAATCGGTGCGCTCAAAGATAAGATCAGAGACTTAGAAGATGAGTCAACTAAGAACCCACATCAAAAATGGATATTCTTAGCACAAGCAGTAGACTCTTGGAGAATATTCCCTAGAGCCTTCCTTAGTGTATATATGTATCTTCTTTACTTTACAACCTTTTGGTTTATGGCACTGGAAAGTCCAAGCTTTGAGCAAAGCGGACTTATATCAATAGTGGTCGGTGCAGGTGCAGCATGGTTTGGACTCTATGCAGGGACTAGCGGATCCAGTAAAAGCTTTAAAGGCGAAAACGATAAATAAAAAAACCTAAGGTTTAAGCTTGTGAATATTATTAAGCTTATTGAAGATGTAGGTTTGCCAATAGCAGGTGGTCTTATCATGGGCTACTTTATTTTCTTAATAATGAAACAGCTAATGGGAAATCTTGTTAACGACATAAAAGGCGTACAAGGAATAACAAAGATGTTAATTACAAGAGCATCAATTATGAACAACGACATGATAAGAATTGATACAAGTGTTTCTAGTGCTTTAGATTTACCACCAGACCTAGATCGTATAGCAAGAGCAGAAAACTTTGTAGAAGATGGCAAGATAGATGCTAGGCGTGATTAATGGATATAGTAGCCTTAGTTGATAAGTTTGGTTTTACCTCAGTAATGGTTATCGGCTTGGGTTATTTTGTTTATTTTGTTTGGCAAACAATTACTAATACCATTGACCCTGCTGTTTCTGAAATGAAAAAAACTATTATCAGGTTAACTGACCAATTGAGGCTGTTAGATCAAGATATGATACGATTACAGCAGAAAGTTAATACAGTCTTAGAACTAAATGAAAAAAAAGAAAAAGACAAAGATAGATGAAATTCTTGATTTCATAACTGAATTTATTATTTGGGGATTTAGTCTTGGTGTCGTATTGCTGATTGTATTAACAATATTTTTCATGGGTTCTGCAAGTGCTGATGAGATGACTCACACTTTTAAGAATCCAAGCTTTTCAGGGGTAGGAACTTCTGCACATTGGTTGACCATAGAAAATCAACAGTTCAATAGAAAAGAGGCAATAAAAGCAGAAATTAAAGCTTATCAAGAAGACTTAGAAAGAGAAGCAAACAATACTACCCTTGCGAGGTTCATAAGAAACCTTGAAAGTAGAATTTATGCACAATTAAGCAGACAGCTTGTTGATAACCTATTTGGTGAAACCCCTGCTGAAGCAGGAATACTAGAGTTGGAAGGCAACACCATTGAATACTCAACAGACGGAGATTTTATAACTTTAATAATAACGGATGCAGATGGAAACACGACTGAAATCACTTTGCCTATTGGGGATTTTTCTTTCTAGTTGCACCAATTGGTCCATATTAGATAACTACATTCCACCAGTTAGCTTAACCAAACAATCTGAAGTTGGAACCCTTATTAACAAAGAGTTAGCAGAGATTGGTAAGCCTTTTATAAAACCTACAATAGCCGTTTATCCTACTAGCTTTACTGACCAAACAGGTCAAAGAAGAAGCAATAGCTCATACGCATCATTCTCTACAGCTATAACACAAGCGCCACATGCATATTTAATCCGTGCATTACAACACGCAAGCAATGGTGATTTTTTTGATGTGGTAGAGCGTGTAGGGCTAGATAATTTGACGAAGGAAAGACAGCTAATTAGATCAACGAGAAAAGACTTTAAAGAAAACAAAGACCTCTTGCCTTTAACATTCGCAGGTTTGTTAATGGAAGGTGGTGTGATAGGATATGAGAGCAACATAAAGTCAGGTGGCTTGGGTGCTAGATATTTGGGCATAGGCTCTACCAAAGAATACAGACAAGATATAGTAACTGTTTCTTTGCGTACCGTTTCTGTAAGCACAGGTAAGGTCTTGACTGAAGTGTTGAGTACAAAATCAATTCTTAGCGTAGCTATAAGTCAGGATGTTTTCCGTTTCGTTTCTACTGATACTGAATTAGTAGAGATTGAGAACGGAATGGTAGAAAACAAGTCTGTCAATATAGCATTGCAAAATGCCATAGAAACAGCAGTTTTAGAAACCATTAACTTAGGTTTAGAAAAAGATTTATGGAGAATTGTAGATGAAGAAATACTTAATAATATTCGTGGTTAGTTCTAGTTTTATTTATGCTGACAACGAAGTGTATGTAGATCAAGTTGGTGCAACATTTAATCTTGACATAGAACAACTAGGTTCATCAAACATAGTTGGTGGTGCAACTGCTTCTGCAGGCTCTATGACACCTCTTGATCTTGATGGTGCAACTATGACATTAGATATAAACCAAATAGGCGACACTAATAAATTTTTAGGCGATATAACAGCCGATACCTTTACAGGTTTCTTTGAGTTTGATGGTGATAGTAATACTTTTAATATACAAACTGACCCCACTAATACACATGGTGCAGACAACGGAAACTTTAATGTAGATGTTACTGGTGGTAGTAATACTTTTACTTTAGATGTTGCTACAAACGATCTAGCAGGAACTTTAGACCTAGATTGGATTATACAAGGTGATGGCAATACTTTTGACTTTGATATTGACTCTGACACTGCAACGAACTATGTTGATGTAGATGGAGACTCAAATACAGTCAATTTTGACGGAGATGGTTATGCTGATCAGTTCTTTAAACTTGAGCATGATGGAAACTCAAGAACCTTTAACATAGATCAACAGAGTACTTTGGCTAGTGACTGGTTACGCATACTTTCTAACGGCAATAGTGGTACTGTGTGTGTCATTCAAAGCGACGGCGGTACAAGCACAAGCTGTTGATATTGGAGATGTATCAGAACTAACAGGAAATGCACAAGTCTTAAGGGACAAACCTTATAAAGCTGAACTAGATTTTAACATTCAGCAAAATGATAATGTAGAAACCTCTAATGGTCGCATAGCAATAAAATTCCTTGATGATTCTACGGTAAAGCTTACAGAACACTCACAATTGACCATAGACGAATATATCTATGACCCTAACCCATCTAATTCTAAACTTGCTTTAAACTTTGCTAGTGGTACGGCAAGGTTTATTACAGGGCAACTAGGCAGAATAGACAAAGAAAACATCACAATACAAACACCAACAGCCAACATCACAATTCGTGGAACAGATTTCACTGCAACGGTAGATGAGCTTGGGCGTAGCTTGATAATACTTTTGCCTGATTCTACGGGTATATCTAGTGGTGAAATATTAGTCACTACTGCTATGGGTACAGTTACCCTTAATAAACCGTATGAAGCCACTACAACTTCTGTCTTTGAAAGCAGTCCAACTAAACCTGTAATATTAGACCTGACCTTAGAAATTATTGACAACATGTTAATAGTACAACCACCGAAAGAAGAAAAGCTAAGTAGTGAAGATACCAGTGCAACCAGTAGCAATGTATTAGATATTGATTTCCTTGAGTTTGATGAGCTTGATTCAGATTATTTTGCTAAAGATGAACTAGAGTTTTCTGAGCTTGATATAAATTATCTTGATGTCAATTTCTTTGAAGATTTACTAAGAATTGTTGATGAGTTAGATAAGCTTAAGGAAGATGATCTCAAGCAAGAACAAACAGTAACAAGAATAACTGGTACAAAAGTAGGGCAAGATACAACCACTCAAATAATTACTTTAGTACAAGGGGACCTCATCTCATTGCGTAGAAAGGTACAACAATCAACACAAGTAGATATAAACTCAGGACAAGGCTACACAGTAATATTTATACAAGATGGGGTGTCAAATACTGTTAAAATAAATGGTGGTGGTGATTCAGTTATAAAGATAACGCAAGGCTCATGAAGAAAACGGCAATATTTTTAACTTTAATAATTGGACTTTCTTTGCCTATGGTTTTGCAAAATGTTTCACATGAAACATTAAAACTAAAAACATTTGATGCAATCGTTCCTAAAAAAAATCCAACAGGTTATTTCACCATATTAAATATCACAGAAGAAGATGTTATAGCTGAGGGTGGCTATCCTTTTCCTAGAGACAGATTAGCTAACATACAAAAACAACTATATGACAAAGGTGCATTAGGTGTTGGTTGGGTTATAGCATTCACAGAAAAAGATAGATTTGGTGGAGATTATGAGTTTGCATCATCACTAAAATTGTTACCTAGTGTGTTATCTACTTTTGAAAATAACACTGCTGACTTTCCCAAAACAACAGGCACAGTTATTTTAGGAGAAAACATATCAGGCATAAAAGCAAAAGGAGTCAGACAAAACATTGATCTACTAAGCAAGTATGCAGGACAAGGTATAGCATCAGCACCAGTTGATGTAGACAATCTTGTGAGACAAATACCATTGCTTATGCAAACGCCTGATGGTTGGGTGGCTTCATTTGGTACAGAAGTTCTAAAGACATTAGCACAACAAGATACTTATATTATTAAAGGCTCAGAAGCAGGTATAGAAGAAATTGCTGTTAGGAGTATACCGCCAACAAAACTTGATAAATACGGCAGACAATGGATAAGTTGGGTAGATACACCACAAACTACATTGCAAGAAATGGATGTAAAGAATAAGTTTGTATTTATTGGTGTAACTGCAACTGGTGTAATGCCACAAATTGCAACTCCTGTAGGTCTTTTAGAGCCACATAAAATACAAGCCGCACTATCTGAATCTATATTGCTAGAGAACAGCCCATACATACCAAACTGGCATTTATCAGCAGAAATAACAATTTTTTTCATTTTGGGCTTCCTCACATGGCTTCTATTGAACGCTTTTGGTGTTACATGGGGTTTAGTATTAACGAGTTTAGTGCATTTCAGCACCCTCTATGGTGGTACGCAATTATTAAAAAAAGGTATTTTGATAGATGTTACATGGGCTTTAATATCATCTTTCATTATAGGTTCTGTAGCTTTTTACCTAAGATTTAGAGAGCAGTACAAGTTAAGACAACAAATAAAAAAACAGTTTGAGCATTACCTAGACCCAAGACAAGTAAAAGAATTGCAAAAAAATCCTGACCTACTAAAACTTGGTGGTCAAAAAAGAGTCTGCACATTTTTGTTTACCGATCTAAGAGGCTTTACATCATTGTCAGAAAAAGTTACGCCTGAAGAAGTAACAGAAATAATGAATAGAGTTTTGACAGCTCAACAAAAATCAGTCCAGGCACATGGTGGGATGGTAGATAAATATATTGGAGATGCAATGATGGCAATATTTAATGCACCTTTAGATATTATTAACCATAGTAAGGTAGCAGTTGATTGTGCTGTAGACATTAAGCGTAGGATTATAGAACTGAATCATGAGCTTAAAAACGAAGGCAAACCATCCATAGCCATAGGTATTGGAATCAATAGTGGAGAAGCAATTATTGGAAATATGGGAAGCGAAAGCAGATTTGATTACACAGCTATTGGTGATGCTGTGAATGTTGCGGCAAGGTTAGAGAGTGCAACAAAAGAAAGAAATGTAGATATATTGATAGGCAAACAAACTGAAAAATACTGTGGCTACCATTTGCGACCTTTAGAACCTATAATTGTTAAAGGTAAATCAAAACCATTGCACATATTCACATGGAAAGACAAGCACTACTTACTAAAATAATAAGATATTTTAGACCCCGTTATCAGGTGCGTGTGTCTTTTAATAAAGAATACGGTGATTCAGATGATAAAATTTATATAGCAAAAAAAATTATTAAGCAAAAAGAAAACCATTTAAAGTTTCGTAATCTTGCAAATAAAACTATAGAGTATAGAAGTGCAGGTGGGTTGAACTACATTATTGAGGATATGTAATGCAACAATTATTGATAGGAATTATATTGGTCTTAGGTGGTGTAACTTATTATTTACATAGTCAAAATCAAATACTGCAAGCTAACAACTCAGCACTAGAAGGCGCAGTAGCCACACAAGAAGAAGCAATCCAAACAATACGAGCTGACTTTGAAATGCAAGCACAACAAATGCAAGACCTTACAATTAAAAGTCAAGAAGCACAGAGAGAATTAAACAGATATACACAGTTCATACAAAACTATGAATTGACTGCTAAAATCTTAAACGACCCTATTGAAATGCAGAGGAAAATAAACAATGGAACTAAACATATCATGGAGAACATTGAGCAGATCAGCAGTGATGTTGATGATCTTGATAGTGGCTTGCAGTTGCAGCCTAATTCCAACTAAGCAGATACAAGTATCAGCTAAACCAATAGAAAGGCAGATAGTTCAACCTAT